ACAGGCAGCAGAGTTTAGAGAAGCATTTCAAACTTTAGACGAAGAAACTCAGAAGGCAATTTTGCATTATGAAAGAACTCAGCCTAAAAGCGATATGGCACAAGAGTTTAAAGCATGGTGGGGTGACGATGAGTGATACATTAGAACAGGCACAAAAAGACGGAAGAGCTCCGTGGACAGAAGTTGAAATTGATACTAGAGACTTTGTTGTTTATAATGATATCTATCCTGTAACAGAAGGACATACACTTGTAGTACCTAAAGACAATACTGTTGATTGCATAATGAGATGTTTTAAGTTTGCTGTAGAAATGGGCAATCAAAATGTCCAAAGTTTAGCAAACAATATTACAGGTTATAATGTAGGAATTAACATGGGAGAAAGTGCAGGGCAAACTTGCATGTACCCCCATGTACATTTGATCTTCCGTAGAGACGGAGATATGGAAGATCCAAGAGGCGGCGTCAGAGGCGTCATTCCGTCACAACAGAAATATGAAAGGAAAAATGATGACCAACTTGAGATCGCATTTACTGAAGGCTGCTAGAGATCATGCTTTAGGGCATATTGAAAAGCATCGCATTAATGTAGAAGTGCTATTAAACAATCCTGTAGGAATTGGAGAGCACGGAAATATTGGTGACGAGATTGAAAAAGAAATTATGGAAATGGCAAAATATCAGGATGTTCTTGATATTTTAGATGGTTATTTTGCAGAATAAACTTGACAAAGAACCTAAATAAGTGTATACTATGTATAATGTTATGTAGTATACACGGCAATCCTCTGCCTTAACATCGGAGATATAATAAATGACAGAAGTAAAACAAGTAACATACTCAACTGCAATTCGAGATAAAATGATTGCAGAAGGCAAACGCTTTTGGGCAGGTGATAACATTTCAGAATATGTTACACCTAACGATAAAGATATTCTTATTAATGAAGCAACTGAAGCATTTGAAACTGTTTTAGATACTTTACTAATTGATCGACATAATGATCCTAATTCAAAAGGTACAGCACATCGACTTGCTAAAATGTACTTTAATGAAATTATGGCAGGACGTTATGATCCTATTCCAAATGCAACAGCATTTCCAAATGATAGCGAAGACCGTTATGAAGGTATGCTAGTAGTACGAAGTGAACTTAAAAGTATGTGTTCACATCACCATCAGCCAGTTACTGGTACAGCATACATTGGTATTATTGCCGCGGAAAAACTAATTGGCTTGAGCAAGTATACACGTATAGCACAATGGTGTGCAACACGCGGCACACTACAAGAAGAACTTGCAAATGATATTGCACGTGAGATTCAAAAAGCAACAGGTGCAGAACACTTAGGTGTTTATATTCAAGCAACACACGGTTGTTGTGAGAATAGAGGCATTAAGGCACATAGTAGCCTTACACAAACTACAGTACTAAAAGGTTCATTTAAAGATGATGCAGGTACTAAGAAAGAATTTTTTGATAACATTAAACTACAACAGGAGTTCGCATGTTAGAAGGACCTTTTAAATCAGCAGTAGAAGCAGAAAAACTAGGTATTCTCAAAGAAGAATATACAATATATAAAGTTCGAAATGGTATGCTAGTAAGAGAAACTCATACTAGAAGTCACAAACAAAGTGACTATCACGATACATCAACAGTAGAACCTTTAGTGGAGGTTAAGTAATGTTTAATTGGGATAGAATTCACAAGTGGGAAGAAAACTACGAACGTGATATTACAGATGATGTAATTGATTATGTTTGTGAGTTTTTTGAAGTAGAAAGTATCTTCGACTTAGAAGAAGATCAAGTTAACGAAATCGAAAACTTTCGTCATAATGATTTAAGTGAATACAGTGTAATGCAAGTTGGATTTAGTAATCTAATGATGCAACTTGATGATCCTGAGATGTATGATGAGGAATTCGAAAGCGAGGACGAATGAATAAAGCAGAACGCATGTCTCGCAGTGATGCGGCACGTAAACGTAGAAAAACTGTAAAAGAGATTATTATCGAACGTACATTTCACTACTACGATAAAATGAGAAGATTGAGAAAGAAAAAGAAATGAAATTAAGATATTCAGAAGCATTTTATAGCGTTCAAGGCGAAGGTAAATTTGTAGGTGTACCTAGTGTATTCCTGCGTACTTTTGGTTGTAACTTTCGTTGTATGAATTTTGGTGTTAAGACTGACAAAGATCGTTGGCAACAGCACAAAGAAGGCAATCGTTATAATGCAGAAGTAAAAGCATTAATTGATGCAGGTGTACATAAGACTACAGAAAAGTTTGAAGACTTGCCTATTATTCACACAGGTTGTGATACATACGCAAGTATCTATCCAGAGTTCAAAGACTTCAATAAATTAGCCGAGGTGGACGAAGTTGTTGAACATCTGCTTTCACTTACTCCAGAAGGTAAGTGGACAATGGACAATGGACAAGACATCCATTTAATATTAACAGGCGGTGAACCTTTGCTTGCTTGGCAAAAGTTGTACATCGATTTATTTGAACATCCGCGGATGAAGGACTTAAAAAATGTTACATTTGAAACAAATACTACACAACAGTTACACGATGATTTCTTCAACTATCTTACAGATCAAGATAGATTTACAGTCACGTGGTCTTGTTCCCCAAAACTTAGTGTTAGCGGAGAACCTTGGGATACTGCTATATTGCCTGCTGTCGCTCGTGAGTATAGCCTTGTTGACGGTAGTGACATTTATCTCAAGTTTGTTGTCGCTACTCAAGATGATTTTGATGAAGTTACTAGGGCTGTGGAGGCTTACAGAGACGCCGGGGTTCAATGTCCAGTATATCTTATGCCGCTGGGCGGACGCAGTGAAGAATACAATCTCAACGTTAAAGAAGTTGCCGAAGCGTGTATGGAAAGAGGATGGAGATTTACCCCAAGACTCCACATCTCACTCTTTGGAAACGCCTGGGGGACTTGAGAATGCTTTTGATGCAGATGAGTTTAAAGCAGATGAACAAAAGAAAAGAAAAAACAAATCAAAAACTCTAGAGGATAGAGTTAGGGAGGCAGGTATATAATGTGGGAAAAACTAAAAAAGAGTTTAGGTGTTACACCTAAAATCATTGATGAAGCAGAAGCAGTAGAACCTACTACAGAAGAAGTTCGAAGAGATGCTTTAGAACAAGAAAAAGAAGCCGCAACTAAAGCAGGCAAACCGTGGGTTGCTGTACTAGATACACAAGTAAATCCAGACAACATTCGAAACGGGTTCTTTGAGCTCGATTGGAATAATGAGTTTATTGAACAACTGCTTGATGCAGGCTATAAAGGCGAAACAAACGAACAGATTGTAGACGCCTGGTTCCGTACTATTGTAACTCAAATGCTGGAAGAAGAAGGACAAAGTACAGATAGAGAAATGGGTTACATTAACGTAGTTCCTATTGATAAAGATAAATCGGAAGTAAGTTAATGCCTATACCAGAAAGAGTTATTGTTCCTGCAAGTAAAGATCCTGGATTAGGTCATTTTTATGTAAGTCTAGTTAAAAGTGTCTTACGTATTGGTGCAGGCGGATTTTTGGTAACAGGAAACTTGACTTTTGCCGGAATATTGTTTATACTAGCAGAAGTATTAGGAATAGTAGAAGAACTGGTATAATGAGTACATATATTTTAGTAGACACTGCAAACACTTTCTTTAGAGCTCGTCATGTAGTACGTGGCGACTTAGATACTAAAGTAGGTATGGCACTACACATTACACTTAACAGTGTTAAGAAAGCATGGCAAGACTTTAATGCAGACCATGTTGTATTTTGTTTAGAAGGACGTTCGTGGCGTAAAGACTACTACGAGCCTTACAAACGCAATAGACAAGATGCTCGAGATGCACTTACTCCTGCACAAGCAGAAGAAGATAAAGTGTTCTGGGAGATCTTTGATGAGTTTAAAGATTTTATCGGTACAAAGACTAACTGTACAATGATCAGACATCCGCAATTAGAGGCAGATGACCTAATTGCAGGATGGGTGCAAAGTCATCCTAATGATGATCATGTCATAATTAGTACCGATGGTGACTTTGCACAATTAATTGCTCCTAACGTTAAACAGTACAACGGCGTTAGTAACACAATTATTACACACGAAGGTTACTTTGATGATAAGAAAAAGCAACCTATTATAGATAAAAAAACTAAGGAGCCTAAAGGCGCTCCTGATCCACAATGGTTACTATTTGAAAAATGTATGCGAGGTGATACAAGTGACAATGTCTTCTCAGCCTATCCAGGCGTTAGAAAGAAAGGTACAAAAAACAAAGTTGGTTTACTCGAAGCATATGACGATAAATCCGCGAAAGGTTATAATTGGAACAATCTTATGCTACAGCGTTGGGTTGATCATAATGGTGATGAACATCGCGTACTAGATGATTACAATCGCAATGTTACATTATGTGACTTAACAGCACAGCCGCCTGAGATACGAGAGATAATTAATACTACTATTGCAGAAGTTGAACCTAAAGACATTACACAGGTTGGTATGCGTCTTATGAAGTTTTGTGCTAAGTGGGATATGCAACGTATTGCAGACCAGGCAGCATCTTATTCAGAACCATTACAAGCGAGGTATCCTAAATGACAGTAAAAGCGAAAGAAGTTTTAAACGGTAAGTTTTGGATTATGGAAGATGAAGGTGTACGTATTGGAACACTATCACTATCTGATGATCAATATATGTTAAGCGATTCTAGTGGAACACGATTTCTTACAGAGAAGCAATTACAAAGAAAGTTAGGCAAGAATTTAGAATGGACTAAACTTGCTATTACAGAAACAGTTCCTGACAAAGAAGTACACGGGTTTCCTACAAGTTGTGTACCACATAACCCAATGTATGATGTACAACGTAAACTTCCATTGTTTACAAAAAGTAAAAAATCTAAGAGTTTATATTGTGCAGGATATTATGTTGTTAGATTTGAAAAAGGTTGGGTTAAAAGTTTTTGTCCTAAACTAATTACTTGTGAAAGATACGAAAAAAAGGTCGATTTAAAACAGATATTGAAATGCGTCAGGAGTTAAGTCGTGTCAACGCAAAATGAACCTTTAAATACAGCACCTATACAACAATTTATATCTCAAGTTAAAAGTGCTGATATGGGCAATGCTAAAGAAGTTAAACTAGATATTCAAAACGCAAAACGTCTTGCATTTACACTAGGCGAAGTAATGGCAAGACTTAACGGCAATCTCGAAGAAATTATTATTCGCAAAGCAGAAGGCACAGACGAAATTATCGAAGTGCGTATGGACGGCGGAACAGGCTGGAAATAAACTGCTAAGATAACCTCAAAAAGAGATAAATATATGCGTAGTTAATAAAGGAATTACGCATATGAGTAGGCCAAAGCCAAACGTTCTATTAGAACATATAGATAAAAAAACATACAAGAGTGAGCAAATTCTAGAGGCCGAAGCCATCTGGGCTGTATTTTTTAAATCGCAGCCATTTAATCTTAAGTCTGCTAATATGCTAACTAACTATCCAGGACCTAAATATAAAAAGGTATCTTTCTCAAATCCAGGACATGCAATCAATTTAGCAAAGAAGTTAAACGAACTGTTTAGTTGTAATGACTTTACAGTAGTTAAACTAAATAAGGGTGACGAAATCCCCTTAGACTAAAATGAACTGGAAAGAAACATATACTAAAATTTTTTTAAAGCAATCTGACATTGCAGTCACAGAGGCTACAATGAAAGAGTATATGCCTATCTGGTGGCAAAACACTAGAGTAAAGGATCAAGGCGGACTAAGATTAACAGATGAAGGATTTCGATTTCTTAAAGAAGAATTGGATTTAGCAACATATGATGTTCCATATCCAAAAGACTTCGAGCTTACAACACAAACAGTTATCTTTTTAGATAAATTTATTACCTGCCCGTATTATATGGGCAGGCGCAGTATTACCGTTACTGACGAGAAGAAAGCAATGGAATTACACTTGTTTAGCGGAGATATACGCAAGTACGGACTAAACAAAGCACTCAAAAGACAGCAAAAAGACTAGTTTTTGGTAAAAAAGTTCTTGACAACACCCCCTTATTTTGTTATTATATACATACATTAAAGCACTAATGCACTTAAGAGGAATACAAAATGGAAGCAACAAGCACACGTCAAGTGACACCGAATAACGCGAAAGCATCGATTACTCACGCACTTACCAAAAAACGTCCTATCTTTTTGTGGGGACCTCCAGGTATTGGTAAGTCTGATATCGTAAAACAGATTACAGAAAGTTTTACAAACTCACATCTTATTGATATTCGTTTATCACTATGGGAACCTACAGACATTAAAGGTATTCCATACTACTCTGCAAACGATAACAAAATGGTGTGGGGCGCACCAGCAGAACTGCCAGATGAAGAAATGGCAGCTCAATATGACACTATTGTTTTGTTCTTAGACGAGATGAACTCGGCAGCGCCAAGCGTACAAGCGGCAGCATACCAGCTCATTCTAAATCGTCGTGTAGGACAATATAAACTGCCAGACAATGTAATGATTGTTGCGGCAGGTAACCGCGAAGCAGATAAAGGTGTTACATATCGT